AATTTATCAGGAATATAAAGCAAATAGAAAAAAGCCTAACAAATGGGTTAATGAATTACGTAATTACTTATTAGAGTATTTAGAAAATTCATTTGCACACGATGAATATGAAGCTGATGATTTAATTTATTACCATGCTCAATTAATGGACGTAAATGATTATATTATTTGCTCAATAGATAAAGATTTAAAACAAATTGAAGGTTTACATTTTGATTATTACCAATTAAAAAAATACGATGAACAAGGAACTGAATATAAAATACGCAAAGGATTTAAACATATGACAAAAACAGATTGTGAAAATTTACTTTGTAAGTTATTTTTAGTTGGGGATGCTTCAGATAATATTAAAGGTATTAAAGGAATAGGCGAATTAAAAGCCGAAAAAATAATTTATTCAAAATACACTACATACGGAAAATTTAGAGCGGTTTGTGAGGCTTATAAAAACGAATGCAATGAATGGAAGGATAAATTAAGAATGAATTATAAACTATTAAAATTTCAATGAAAATGAAAGATGACTTACAAATAATGGGTTACTACAAAAACACGACCCGAGACCAAATAGTGCAAATCAAAGATTTTAAAAAAGACAAACTTTGGTACGAAACAATTAGGCAATATGAAACAAACCCTATAACGGAGTTCTGTTGCTCAGTTGAAAGATTTAAACGATTATATATTAAAACAAAGTAAAAATGGAAAAGACAATTAACGAAGAAGAGTTTATAGGTATTATAGGCAATGAGGCTTATTTTCAATTTGTAAACGATATTTATAAGCTGCTAAAAGAAAGCGAAGCATATAAACGCGAAGAAGAAGTAGTTTATTATATTGGTGCATCACCTTTAAACGAAACAATGTGGTTTCATTATGAAGCATCTTTATTTAAAAAGGATATAGGCGATGAGTTTGGGTTTACACGAATGATTATAACCGATGACTTAGACACGACGTTAGACCGTATTAATTACGCAAAAGACGAAATAAAAAAGAATGGCGGTAAAGATGGAATTTGGATTAATAAATAATAAATAAGTAAAATGGAAAAAAGAGACAACAGTGGAGCGTTATTTACTAACGACAAAAGAGAAAAAGAAACGCATCCACACTATCAGGGAAAAGCAACTATCGGAGGTGTTGAGTATTACGTTTCAGCATGGGTAAAAGACGGACAAAAAGGCAAGTTTCAAAGCCTAAGTTTTAAACCAGTTCAGGAACAAGCGAAGCCAAAAGCTGGAAAGCCAAGTTACGGCAAGGAGTTTGATGACTTTTTAAATGGTATATGAAGCAACAAGCAAAGGTTTTAAGCGAAGCAAACGAACTAACAAGGTTAATGGTTAAACACTACCTACAAAAACACGAATTAAGCCTTAATGCTTTTTCTAAGTTAGTAGATATAAGACAACCTAACTTGCATAAATTTATGAGCGGAAACACTTTATCCAGCAAGTCAATTGAAAAGCTGGGAGAGTTTTTTAGTAAATAACGTATTCAGATAGTTACCATTAGAACACTTACTGAATCATTTTTGGATTGTGGTAACACGGTCGGAAGGCGGAACGTAAAAAATTCCGCTTTTTTTTATTCATTTTGTTGTTATATTAAAAAGTATTATTATATTTGTTCAACAATTAACAATTAAAAACACGAATTATGAAAGATTTATCAAGAGATTGCCAAGAGTGTAACGGATGGGGAACTATAACAATTGAACACAACGGTACAGAAATTCCTTATTTACAGGATATAGTAGACTACGAGTGTATGAGTTGCACGGGAACGGGTGAACAGTTAGACCCTGAATTAGTTCAAGAGCGTATTGAAGAGGTTAACGACATGATTTTAGGAATGCAAACACGAATGAGAATGCACTCAGATTTTATCATGCAGTTAAAGAAAGGTTATTTAAACGAATTAGCAAATAAATACAACGATAGGTTAGACACTTGCGCAAGAGCTTTAGGTCGTTTAATGAATTATAAAAGAAAATTGCATAACTTAGTCGGGTGAAATATTTAACGATACTTTTATTTCCTTTCATTATAGCCTTATTCTTTTTGGATAGGGCTGTTTTGCTTTTTATTTGGAATATTCCGAGTATAAGGTTCAAGAAGTGGTTGTTTAATGAGGTAGAAATGGGTAAAAGCATAGTTCGTGTTTTAGGTGGATTGATAGTTGTTTTATTTTGTTTATTACTATTTGTACTTGGACTCTAATCAATTTTTGAATGACCTTTACGCAGACCATAAACACTGGATTAAAGTTGTGCGCTCGTTTGGAGAGTATTATTTAGCTGAAGATATCGTTCAGGAAATGTATTTAAAGTTAGTAAAACACGAAAACAAAGAAAGATTTTACCGAAATGGAGTTATTTATAAAGGGTTTATTTGGATTGTTTTAAGAAATATGTATTACGACTTTGAGAAATCTAAACAAAGGCTGCAGAAAGTCGATATAACAGAAGCAATTCAGTTAGTTGATGAAAGTAGCTCATACGAAAAGACGAACGCTCAAAAGCAATTAGAAGTAAAAATAAACGAAACAGTAAACAGTTGGCATTGGTACGACAAACTATTATATGAACTTTACAGGGATACAGGAATGAGTACACGCCAAATACAAAAATGTACTGGAATAAGTTTTAAATCGGTATGGCAAACGTTAAAATACTGCAAGGATAGTTTAAAAATTGAAGTAGGCGAACATTATGAGGATTACAAAAACGAGGATTACGAATTAATAAAATAGATTATGAAATTTGTGAAAAATACAAAATATTATACTGGTGTTGTATTTGAATGGAATTTACCAACGGGACACACTTGCCCATTTGCAATGGAATGTTTAGTTAAAGTAAATAAAGAAACAGGTAAGTTTGAAAATAAAAGTAATGCATATCGTTGTTATGCTGCCAACCCTGAAAGGTTTCCAGCTGTTAGAAACCATAGATGGAATAATTTTGAATATGTTAAAAATGGAAATAAACCAATTTTACCAAAAGATTGTAAAGCAGTAAGAATTCACGCAAGTGGAGATTTTTTTAATCAGGAATATTTTGATTTATGGTTAGATATTGCAAAAGAAAACCCTGATGTTGAATTTTGGGCATATACTAAGAGTTTAATTTATTGGGTTAATAGAATAAATGATATACCAAATAATTTAGTTTTAACAGCGAGTTATGGCGGGAGGAATGATAATTTAATAAAAGAATATAATTTAAAACATTCAATAGTAATTAAAGAAAAAAAAGATGATTTACCAATAGACTATAACGATGATTACGCAAGGATGAAAGACGTAAATTTTTACTTATTAGATAATTTTAAAAAATAAAACATGGCAAGAAAAAGACGAACAAAAGCTGAAATATTAGCAGCTGAAAGCAAAGGGTTAGGAGATACCGTTGAAAAGGTACTCGAAGTAACTGGAGTAGCAAAGGTTGCTAAATGGTTATTAGGTGAAGATTGTGGATGTGATGAGCGCAAAGCAAAGTTAAATGAGTTGTTTCCTTACAGAAAGGCGAAGTGCCTGGAACAAGCTGAATACGATTGGTTAAAAGAATGGTTTGACAAAAAGGCGGAAGCCATAAAACCAAGTGAACAAAAAACAATACTTGCAATTCATAGTAGAGTTTTTGGAGTACGTAACGAACCAACTTCATGCGGAAGCTGTATTTTGGAAAGAGTAAACCAATTAAAACAAGTTTATAACACTTACGAAAACACGAACGAAAATTGAGCATAACATTAACCAGCGATTACTATATTGTATTTATGAATCCAAGTAAACATAAACAAGATTGGAACGCTCTAAGGTTAATAATGAAAGTAGCAGAAATAAACTACTGTGTTTTTATAGACTATGAAATTTACTCTTTAGAAATACACGCAGTAACAAAAGAAGAATTTAACACGTATAAATATAATTCTAATTAAATGAAGTTAGTTAAAATAAGTGAGGTTAAACCCAACCCGAAGAACCCAAGAATAATAAAAGACGGAAAATTCCAAAAATTAGTTAAGTCTATACAAGAATTCCCTGATATGTTAAATAAACGTCCTCTAATCGTTTTTACTGACGTAGATGGTAAATACGTTGTCTTAGGTGGTAATATGCGTTTAAAAGCGTTAAATGAGCTTAAATTTAAAGAAATACCCATAATAATAGCAGACGAATGGACTGAAGAACAAAAAGCGGAGTTTTTAATTAAAGACAATGTAGGCTTTGGAGAATGGGATTGGGATAGTTTAGCAAATGAATGGGAAGTAGAAAAATTAGACGATTGGGGTTTAGATTTACCGATTGATTTAGACGCAATAAAAGAAACAAAAGACATACCCGATATTGGAGAAATAGAATTTAGCGAAGAATTATTTTTGGAGCATAATTATATTGTTTTATATTTTGACAATGCAATGGATTGGGAAGTAGCACAAGAAATTTATGGTTTAAAACAAGTAAAAAGTAAAACAAGCGCAGAAGGAACTCAAAAAATTGGAATTGGTAGAGTAATAAACGGAAAAAATTTTATATGAATATAATAATACCAAGTTACAAAAGAAGCCACGATTTAAAAGGAAAAGATTATTTCTTTATGGCTAAATACTGTGTTCCCGAAAGTCAAAAAGATGAATATATTGCAGCAGTTGGAAAAGAAAGAGTTATTACTTTGCCTGATAGCGAAGACGGAGATATAGTAAAAAAACGCAATTGGATTTTAAACAATATAGAATTTCCTTTAATAATGATTGATGATGACGTTAAAAGCATAAATTATTATGAAAATAGAAAAGGCGAAAATGACGGAGAGCATAAAAATAAAGAATTAGACAAACACGAATTAATTAATTTTTTTAAACATAATTTTTTATTATGCGAAGAGTTAGGATGTAAAATGTGGGGATTATCTCAAAACGAAGATAATAGAATATATAAAGAATTTTTGCCTTTTAATTTAACAAATGTTGTTTTGGGTCCTTTCCAAGCTCATTTAAAACACGAATTAAAATTTGATAGCAGGGTAGGAACAAAAGACGATTACGATATGGCATTACAACAATTACATAAATACAAAAAAATGTTACGATTAAACAAGTTTCATTATTTATGTGAACACGGAGATAATAAAGGTGGTATTGTAAGTTATAGAAGTAAAGAAAAAGAAATAGAATATTGTAAACAGATAATGTTAAAGTGGGGTAAAAAAATAATTCAATATAGAATACCACCAAGAAAAATGACTGATTTACTAAACGCAAAAAAAGTAAATGTTCCGATTAAAGGAGTTTAAATAAACAGCGAAATTACAGCGAAATGCCAAATAAAGAAAATATAGAAAAACACGAATTCAAAAAAGGCGAAAGCGGAAACCCTAACGGAAGACCAAAAGGCGCAAAGAATAGAAGCACAATAGCAAAGTATTGGTTAGAAGTTAATCAAAAGCTAAAGAACCCTTTAACAGGTAACGATGAAGTAATGAGTCAAGAAGATTTAATGACTTTGGCACTAATTAAAAAAGCCCGTGAAGGTGATGTTGCTGCTTACAAAGCATTAATGGATAGCGGATATGGTGCGCCATTACAACAAATAGAACAAACAATTTTAGAACAACCATTATTTCCTGATGTTCAAGAGAACGACAGCAACGAATAAGGTTCTTGCTTTAAAAAGACGAACTAAAATAATTCAGGGTGGTTCGTCGGCTTCGAAAACGTATTCTATTTTAGCCGTACTCATAGATAAAGCAACAAGAATAGCAGGACTTGAAATAAGCGTAGTTGCTGAATCAATACCTCATCTTCGTAGGGGTGCATTAAAAGACTTTCTTAAAATACTTAAATGGACTAATCGCTTTAACGATGACCAGTTCAATAAATCTTTATTAACCTACAATTTTAAAAATGGGAGTGTTTTTGAATTTTTTAGTGCGGATGATAGCTCTAAGTTACGTGGTGCTCGCCGTGACATTCTTTATATTAACGAATGCAATAATGTTACCTTTGAATCTTATAATGAACTTTCTATACGGACTAAAAAAGAAGTATTTTTAGACTTCAACCCAGCTAATGAATTTTGGGTACATACCGAACTAAAAGACGAACCCGACGCAGACTTTATAATCTTAACCTACAAGGATAACGAAGCCTTAGATAACTCAATAGTTGAGCAAATAGAAAAGAATCGCGAGAAAGCCTCTACAAGCACGTATTGGAGTAATTGGTGGCGTGTTTACGGCTTAGGTGAAATAGGAATGTTAGAAGGTGTTATATTCTCTAACTGGAAAATGATAGACAAAGTTCCTGTAGAAGCGAAGTTGATAGGAATTGGATTAGACTTTGGATATACAAACGACCCAACAGCAGCAGTAGAGATTTATAGTTATAACGGAACACGAATACTTAATGAGTTAGTTTACAAAACAGGAATGATAAATAGCGATATTGCTAAAATACTACCTGATAACGTACCAATATACGCCGATAGCTCCGAGCCTAAGTCAATCGAAGAGATTAGACGGTACGGAAAGACGATTAAAGGCGTTACAAAAGGCAAAGACTCAATAAACTTCGGTATTCAAATAATGCAAAGCCAAGAGTATTTGGTAACGTCAAACAGCACTAATCTAATCAAAGAATTGCGCGGTTACATTTGGGACACTGATAAAACTGGCGTTCGTTTAAACAAGCCTATCGACTTTAATAACCACAGCATTGACGCAATCCGTTATCATGAGATGGAAGTATTAGGTGTAAACCCTCATTACGGACAGTATTTTATTCATTAATTTACACAAATGACAGATGACCTACCGTTAATGGTGCGCACAGTTGAGAAATATATCCAAGAAAAGAAAGGTATTAAGATTCGGATAGTGTTTGATGATCCTATGAAAATACGAATACATACTCAAATGTTAGCGAAAGCGTTTGATATTGCCTTAGCTTACTACAATTATCAAATATAAAGTTAAATAATTATGACAACGGAAATAGTAATTCCTACAAGTTTAAGTGAAATTCCATTAATGAACTATCAAAAGTTTATAAAACTTGTTGAGGGTTCAAACGATGAAGAACTAATAGCGCAAAAGTCTATTGAGATTTTCTGCGGTTTAAATATGCAACAAGTACTCAAAATAAAATGGAGTGATGTTGTTGGGTTAGCGAATCATTTTAACGAACTATTCCAGCAAAAGACGGAGTTCAAAACAACATTTAAAATACAAGGTATGGAGTTTGGCTTCATTCCTAATTTGGAAGATATGAGTTTCGGTGAATATGTAGACTTAGACCACAATATCGGTAAGGTTGAAAGTTTCCACAAAGCAATGGCAGTTTTATACAGACCGATAACCAAAAAGACTAAAGATACTTACAGCATAATGGGTTACTCAGGAACGGATGAATTTGCCGAACTAATGAAATACGCTCCTTTAGATATTGCAATGGCTGCTTCGGTTTTTTTTTATCGTTTAGGAAACGACTTAGTTCAAGCTACGCTTACCTCTTTGGAGCAGGAGATGATGAAGAACAAGGAGCTACAAACGACTATTCAGAACGGGCTCA